GTTTTATAATACAGTTTAATCAAAATGAAAAATAAAAGATTCAAATCGAAAAAACTAGCCGGTAGGGAAACCTCCCGCTCTAGGGTAGATGGACAAATTTGCGAGTCCAAGCCACAGAGCGTATCTGAGAAAACTGATTACATTCGTAGTCATGTGACACATTTTGTCCTATGCTTACGAGATGCTTTCGGATTCAGAGATCCTATTGAGGTTGTCGACAAAGTTACCGTTAGGCTTTTTAAGCGATTTCTTGATATTCCTATTGAGAAATTGTTTAAATGGTTTTACGGTAATGCTCTAGCCTGGAGTACCAGCAATCAAGCTGACACTCTTGGCTTTGAGCCTGTCGATAAGTTGGGAATTAATTCAAAAGATTGGTATGCTTCCTGTAAAGTCTTCGGAGGGAGATTATGTAAATTTTTACAAAAATTTTTTCGCAGACAGACCATACATACCATGCCCAACGCATTGTGGAAGCGTAAAAAAGTTGCGTTTTCAAATGCCCAGACCTTTCTTATGTTTAAGAAAGGGTCACCTCAAGTGTCTAAGGACTTGATTGAAGAAGCAGATCGCAAGCATCGTGAAGCAATGAGTAATAGTTTAAAAGGTAAGGATAGGAAGAAAAGATATTGGGAGTCGATGGTTATGGAAACCGTTCCTCTTGAAGATATCCCTCCTATTCCTGATTGGGGAGTTGAAGAAGAAACCTTTGGTGATGAAATGATTCTACAAAAGAGAATTAAATTAGTTGCAAAAGGTATTATTCATAAACTTTTCAAGCCAGGTTCTTTTAAACGTGAGATGAAGAAGGAGAAAACGAGCTTTCCTTCGACCAGTGCTCATTATGAGCAAGGTACTTCCCAATTAAAGGGAGGAGCTGTGAATATAATTAAAGATTATTTCCTACAGCCCGTCTTTGGCGAATTAGATCGCATGACGTACCATCCTCGCACTGGAGTCATTACTCATTATAAAGTCTTATACCCTGAAGTATCGGGTATAATAGCTTCGGATCTCCTTAAAGAAGAGAGTATTGCAAGTCCTGTATATTTGCAAGAGCCATTGAAAGTTCGTACAATTACGAAAGGTCCTGCTCTTAATTATTGGTTTATGAAACCTGTTCAAGGTTTCCTTTGGAGAAGATTAGCTTTACATCCAGTTTTCCAACTGATTGGAAAGCCAATCTCAAAGGAAGTACTTAATGAAGTTCTTCTAAACAAACCGTTAAGAGCAAACGCTAAGTGGTTGTCCGGCGATTATTCTGCCGCGACTGATAATTTAGTTCGTTGGTTTAGTAAATACATCTGGTCTGAAATTTGTATACGTGCGGGAATTCCCGACGAAGTATATAAATTAGGAAAAGATGCCTTAATTAACCATGTTCTAGATTATCAGGGTTCTTTTGTACAACAAGAGAATGGACAATTAATGGGCTCTCCACTTTCATTCCCAATATTATGCATAGCTAACGCAGCAATTTGCTTTATGAGTTTTGATGAAGACTTTGAAGAAAGTCCTGGTCTATTCTCAAAAAGAAAATTACTGGAAGCTCCAATGCTAATTAATGGTGATGATTGTGTGATGCATTATACAGACTCTGAACGATTTAAGTGGCGACATTATGCTAATTTCATTGGTATGACACCGTCGCCTGGAAAATGCTATTATGCTGATAGCTGGCTTCAGATGAATTCTGAACTATTTTTCCTTCGTTCGCAATCTTTTAGACAGATACCCTTCATAAATTTCTCCCTAGCATCTCCATACTTGGCCAAAGGTGGTGAACAACGTACTGTGGAATCACTTTCGCAGTCTATGTTGTCATTTTGTTTTGGCAAATCGAACAAGTTTGTTGATATATGGATGAGGAGAATGGCACCGTTTCTTAAAAAACAGGTCCCGGGTATGGTAAGTTGGTACTTGCCCCAATGTTTAGGTGGATTAGGTTTAATTTCTGGAAAACTGTCTGGCGACCTCTTTACAACTTCTCAGTTGAAAGTCGCAACACTTTTCTATAATCGTGGCTTGAGTGGAGATGTACATCCCTACAAATTATCAAGCCTTAGTGGTGGGAAGGCGAGCTATCAACGTAAAAATGTTGATAAGTTTGTCATTCGACTTCCGATTATAGATACAGAAATAAAACCAGTTAAAACATTCTGGTCTGAAAGATTCTTTAAGGAGAAGACGGCAGAAGAGAGCTTCACTCCTCTTCTGTGGGAGCACCTTATCAAAGAGGGTAGAGTTCTTGTTGAAAAGACAAAGGCTACCCCCGTACTCAGTAATAAGGTGTTAAAGGTTTTTAAGAAAGACAGTAGAACTGTAGAACCCCTTCCTTTGAAGGAACTTCTACGTTATCGAGGTCAGGAAGAGATTATTCCGAAACAAATACTCGAGTCTAATTATGAACCAAAAGGTGTTTTCTTAGATATATTGGCATCGTTGACTAACAAACAAAAGGAAGTTTTAACTTTCTAAAGCGACTACAGAGACCTTCTACGATTATGCTGTGCAGAATTGATAACCCTGCTCGGTTAAATGGTGGAAGAGTTTTTGGCACATTTATGTGATAACCAAGATCTCTGGAATGCTTTATTGTTTGTTCAAGTCGTAATTAATTCAGTTATGCTGGC